CATCTAAAATCTTATATATCTCATTATAAGATAGATTTAGATAGCTTGATTTTATGGTCATCCAGTGTGCTGCAGCTATTTGAGTAGAAATAGATGTTCCAGAAACACTTACTTTTTTATTACCCACAGTTGTTGATGTAACTACTCCTAAATCATAAAAATCAGTTTTATTTATATCAACATTACTCCAGACGGCTATACTATTATGCTCAGTTGCCCCACCCACTGCAATTGATTGATCTATACACGCTGGCCAATTAATTTTAGATTTATGTCCATTATTACCAGTAGGCAAAAATACTGGTATCTCGGCTAAATATAGGTCAGATATTTTTTCAGATAAATCAAAGAGGTTTGGGCAATAGCTGTATCCACCATTTTTTACATTAGCGCTTTGGGACATTGAAACTGCTTGGATGTTGTATAAATTTTTATTTTTGTAAACCCAACTTAAAGCATTCGATAAAGCCATACCGCTTACATTTTCTCTAGCGCCACTTAAGCTTGCTCCTATAATTCTAATAAAAACAATATTAGTGCTAAAGTTATACTTAGCAAAGGTGCTAGTCATTATGGTGCCATGACTAAAACCATTTTTATTTAAAACATTTATAGGAAGTAAAGCAGCACCCTTCCCTTCCATGAAAGAAGCACCATTTGGACAATATCCTGATTCAAGGATGCAGACTTCGTGAACAATTCTTCCGTTCAAAATAGAAATACTAGAATCTAATGCCGTATCAATTATAGCTATTGTTGGATTTTGAGTTAAACTAGTATTAGCAATAGACGACTCAACTGTATTGCTTAATAAAAAACTTATTACTAATCCCAATGTTAATATTTTTTTATTCATAACCTTATTCTACTAAATATCAGCAGATTGTCAATAGGTTATTTTAAGCCGTCCATCCTTTTTTGATACCATTTTCCAGCGTCAAGGTCTGTCGGCTTCATGTTCTGGGATTCAAGTAGGTTATCTATTGACATTGTATATAATTCAACAAGCATCTCTAGTCTAACTACCTGCATTTCAAGCAATCTTAATCTTTCTGACTTTCTCATTCCATCATCTCTCTGTCTAGTGGTGTAGGGGCAGTATAAATACTGCCACATTCTACGCATTGCATATCTAAAAAGTATGTAGATATTTCAAAATCTTCAAATGCTACTGGCAGATTAAATACCTTTGATCCGCAAATGCACTCATGTGTTGGTGTGCCTCTAAGGTCCATTGATTCTACTTCTTGATCTGCCATCTCAGCAGCTTCTTCTTTATCGAAGTAGTAGATACCTATCTGGTACTTATTTAATAATTTCTTTACAGCAGAATATCCTGCTGCTCCCGCCCCAATTGCTAAAATTAGATTAGATATCTTCATACAACTATTATACTCTAAACTTGTAGGTATGTAAAGGGAGGAGCTACGCTCATTGTAAACTCTGCTGAGGCTTCTAATGCAGCCTTAAGCCTGATCTTGGGGTTCTTTTGATTACGTGTTGTGTGTAATGAACCCATTGCATGTGCTGCACCAGATCCTTCTGCCATGTAATTAACTATGGCTTCTCCTACATGGAAGTCGTCTTCTATTACAAAGATTCTTCCTTCTACTCCTACTATAAAAATTCCGCCTTCATCTTCTGCGCCAGCCTGTGATACGCTTCCAAATCCATTAGCTCTAAATGCATCTTTTACCGAATCAACAAACTTAGTTTGCATAAACTTAGTTAATCCTGAATTAGTTTTAGTTGGATTATATTTTGGTGGTGTCCATGAGTACTGAAGTATCTGCCCCATTCGGAATGAATCCGTAAACGCAATACCATACTGACCAACTCTAAAAACCTTAGGGTCTTTTCTTGTTATGATCCAGCCAGTTTTGTCATCTGATGCAGCAGAATCGGCAGCCATGTAGACTATCCCATTTTGTGCTATAGCAGCTATGCAGGTCATACTTCTAGTATACTAAATATAAATTCGAAGGTCTAGTCCTCGTGTGCAATATGAATTAAAGATAACTTAATTAAAGTTTCCTCTAGCTCAGACTTTACCTCAATTAATTCTTGTATAGCTGAATAATATTTATCCTTCCAATTATCTAAATCTCTCTCAAGTTTATATAGTTTAATTTGAAGGTCTTTTAATTCTATTCTTAATTGATCTTGTTCCCGCTCTTGTCTACGGACTTTATCTCTTTTGTTTTCCTGTAGTCCATTAACAACTGCTACCCCTATACCGCTTATTGCAGCAGAGATAATAGCTAATAATGCTACTGTTATATTATCCATAATATAACTAATTATACAGGAATATAAGTATTAAACTAGTAATTCAGATGCTGATATATCGCTTCCAATATATCTCTTTTTTAATATAAATTCTCTTACTGATTCCGCCCCATTTTGTCTACCAGCAAGAATAACTAGCCAGCGTGGTTCAAATTTAGACGATACGCAAGTCTCACACATAAGAAGGCTAATTGGCAGCAACATTGACTTCTTCACATTTAGCTGATTCTTAGTCTTATTACATGAATAGCACAGTATTTTTTCCATTAATTTTCTTCCTCAATATGTTCAAATACGATTTCATCTACAATAACAAAATCTTCATTATCAATTAATTCTTCTACTTCTACATCGTCCTTAGTATATTTTACCATAGATGCGTAGACTCCGAGTTTCTCTACAGTCCCAAATAGCTTCTCGTCAAATATATAGGCTATTGCAATTCGATCATAGTACTCTTTCACTTGGTCTGCCCTCCAGTTCACATCTTACACCGTATGATTCGATCAATTTCTTGACCTTTCCAACATAATCAATTACACGTTCTCTGGCGGATCCATCGAACTGAATAAAGTTGTCTTCATATAATCTAATTGCTATGAACTCTGGATACTTTACAATATCCATCAGAAGCATACCAGGCTTAGGAATTTCTCTTACCTTATTTGCCATCTCTGGGGTGTAGAATACAGGTTTATTTGGTTCACCTGTCCATTCATTTACACCATATTTAAAATGATCTTTATTTACCATTTTGTTTCCTAATTCTTTTCCAAACTTCGGCAGTCTTATGTACATTCTTACTATTATCTACAGATCCTGCACTCAGATATACTCCACCCCATACACCATATTCAGAATTATCTACACCAACTTGGTAGCAAATCTTTGCTACTGGGCAGCTCATGCATGCCTCATCAATATTTTTTGCAATATTAATATCTGTTTCATATCTATCAAAGAATAGGTTTGTGTCCATGCCTCTACATATGGCAAGATCAAACCAATCAAACTCTTCTTTATCTAGGCCTAAATCATTTAAAATGCTTGACATATTTTAGCGGTAGCTTCCAGATCCCTTTGTCATCTACAGAAATTGTTTCTGCAGTTCCCCATGTATCTTTTCTAAACAAGCCTTTTACGCTTGTATATCCGCCTTTATCTTTCTTCCAAATAACAAGATCATAATTATTCCAAAATGATTCTTGATTTAAAGTCTTTGATCTTTCTATAAAAACTTCTACACCTTTTAATGTTAGATGAAGCATTCCTATTCCCTATCTAGTACCCGAAGTCGGACTTGAACCGACATGCCGTGAAGCAGCAAATTTTAAGTCTGCCGTGTATACCTATTCCACCATTCGGGCATACGCTGGGAATGCAGGCCTCGATCCTGCGAACTTTCGATTAACAGTCGAATGCTGTACCAACTCAGCTAATTCCCATCAAATGCACAAACCGCAGCATCTTGTATAATTATACATTGAATACTGCGGCTGTGTCAATACTTTATCTTGTAATCTTTGGTCTAAATGCGCCACCCCATGGTGACTCTTTTTTCATTTCTTTTTCTTTATCTTCTTCATGCATTGTCTTTTCTACTGGTACGCAATTAGGTACCATTCTTCCACCTTTTTCTTTCATACCTCTTTGGGTATATCCAGTCCAACATTTTTGCATTTCATTATCCCATTTATCGTCTTCTTCATCTTCTGATTTGTAGACTTCATTTTGGCGTTCTGCTTCTAAATCTGTTTGTCCGTCCATTTTAGCCATTGGCCAGTTGACTTCATTCTTTTCTGGATCTCCAACTGGAGCAGGATTTCCTTCAATTTCAACTTCTGATTCTGACTCTGGAGATTCTTCTTCATCTTCTTCTTCTGGCATTTCAATCATACCTTCAATTGCTTCCATTAAATGCTCAATAACCATTCCTAGTTGTTCTTTAGTAACTTCTGCACGTAATGCTTTTGTTACATCTTCATCATCTGGAATTTCAACTACTGTATCTGCTGGATTAACTACATCATCTAGGATATCTTTAATCTCTTCTACTATCTCATTTGTTGTAAGTGATTTCTTCATATTCTTCTCTTTCTCTACTATTTTACGAGACCAAGAGAACCCTGCGTCTCCGCCCCACGCTAACCACATGATCTTACCGTTAGAAGGGTTTTCTGAGTTATCCCAGTCTTTACCCTTTTTATCTACTTCATGACGGGAAAAGTAGGAATACATTCTCTTAACTGTACTTAAACTAAGAGTTTCGCCTCTAGCAAGTTGTCCTGCTCTAGTCCATCCAACTGCAGTTCCAGCACCTTTAGCTTTACCCTGCTCTTTTAATTTAATAGCACGACGTGCTGCTGACTGCATCCCTGCAGTTGGCTTGTATCCCTCTTTCGCCATCTTATTTCTCCTTGATATTAACTATATTGACTTTTTTAATTTCGTCATCTATATTAAAAATGTCGTGAACATAATCGGCGGCATCCTCAGAACTAAAGGCGTCTACCTCAACCTCTACGTCTAACTTTACCTTATATGTGTTCATGCTCTTAGTATATCATTTCTAGGGCTTTTATGCCCCTGTTGAATTTGCTGCTGCTTTAGCTGAAATTCTGCGGCTTTCGACCTCTACATCAGCAACTGTCTTAGCTGACTTGTCTACTGTAGAAAATGCTGCATTAATTTCATCTGCTGTAAGCTTTCCGTCATCCATAAATGCACGAGCAAGCTTCTCGACTACCGCTGCAACGGCTGTTAATCCTGCGACTGTAATTGCATTGATAGTAGAAATTCCAGCAATTGCTCCTGCTCCAATTACCGCTAATCCATTTGCGGCAAATACTGCGACAATACGCATTATGATGTTCTTAATATTCTTTACGCTATTCATTTTATTCCTCCTTATTTCTTATAGGGCTTGTAATTATCCAAAGACCTAGTGTAGCCATAATTCCATATCCAACTATTGTTTTGGCACTTCCGTCCAAAACAACCCAAGCAATAAACATTCCAAGGAGGGTCCATGCCTGGTCTATCAGATCTTTGATTATATTTTTAATTATTCTTACCATCTTCTTCCTCCTCTTGAACCTGGTGAGTTGCTACCTGAGCCCCCTCCAGAACTTCCTCCGCCACCTGTACTGCCGCCCGTTGCTGCTCCTCCACCTGCTGCTACTGCTGCTGCATTAATTGCTGCTCCTGCTGCAACAACTGTAGCCACAACCATATCTGTAGCTTCTTCTCTTTCTGCTTCAGTCATATCTGCACCAATACTTCCTAGTGCTGCTAATGCTGCTCCTGGATCAGTAAATGCTGCTTCTAATAATGCTCCTGGATCCTGTACAAGTTCTACCTGAGCAGCAACTTCTGCAGTAATAACAAGCGCATTTCCACTTTCATCTGTACGAACTTCAACTGGTGTTGATGGTGGCAAGTCTGCATATGACACACCAGATGCTTTGACTTCTGCTGCTGAAATAGACTCTCCAGCCTTAAGATTTGCTACTAATGCTTCTACAACAACTTCTTTTTGTTCTTCAGTTAATTCTTTACCATCTTTTGCTTCTTCAAGTATTTCCTTTAACTCTTCCTCTTCTTTTTGTGCTGCTTCTTCCTCAGCCTTTGCTTCTTCTAATTCTTTTTCTTTTGCTTCAGCCTCTGCTTTTGCATCTTCTTCTGCTTGTCTTGCTGCCTCAGCCTCTGCCTCTGCTGCTTCTGCTTCTGCCTTTGCATTTTCTTCAGCCTGTCGTGCTGCCTCTGCTTCTGCTTCTAATCTTTCGGCCTCTGCTTGGGCTTCTGCTTCTTCTGCTGCTCTAGCCTCTTCTTCAGCCTGGGCTGCTGCTTCTTCTGCAGCAATTCTATCCGCTTCTGCTTCTTGCGCTGCTTGTTCTGCAGCCAATGCTTCTGCTTGTGCTCGTGCCGCAGCAGCCTCTGCTGCTCTTGCTGCATCTGCTGCGTTTCTAGCATTTGACTCTGCTATAGATGCTTGTCTTTGTGCCTCTGCTGCAAGTGCTGCTTGTCGTGCTGCTTCTTCTTCTGCAAGAGTATTATTAACAATTGTTTGTGCAGTAACTACTGCAGCCTTCATTGCTTCAACAACTGGTTCAATTGCTGCTACTGCAGCAGTCATCTCTGCTTCTGCACTATCTAATTCGTTTTCCCAGTATGCCACCTCTTGAGTAGCCTCTGCAAGATCTGCTTGCGCTGCAGATAGTTCTGCTTGTGCAGCATCAATTTCAGATTGCAATGCGCTCTCACTTGCAAGTAATTGATTTAAAACTGATTGAGAAGCGGATAAAACTGATTGTGCTTCTTGTAAATCTGCTTGTGCAGATGCTAAGGCTTGTTCTAGATTTGTATCTGGCGGTAGTGGTGTATAAGGAGTATAGCCAGTTATATTAATATGTGCAGAAAGGTTTGTTGGTGTGCTACCAGTATTTTGCTGTATAACAGATCCAGTTAGTTGATTATTAATAATTTGATTAACTTGAACTTGACCATTGCCAGACTCTCCAACTGAAGATACATCTGCTTTCCATGTTCCATCAATTGGGTTTACATCTGCATCAAAAATAATATTGGTAAGTTGTCCAGAACGGGTTCCATATCCTCTAACCATCCACTCAATTAAAAGAGAGTTGATTGTTGTTGAATATCTAAGGTAAGTGTCTGAGTCAACATTCCACCAGTCACGGAAGTTAATATAAACTGCTGGAGCATTTCCACCCCATCCTTGCAATTGACCAAACGATATCAAGCCATTGGTGGCAACGTATACATCAGTATATTCTTGATCACCAAGTCTGAGTGCATATGGCAGAGTCATTCTAAATGCATAATCATCATCCTTGGGAAGGTCTGTTGTTTGTGGGTTTCCAGCATTTGCTAATTCTATTTGATCTTGAACTAATTGCAGATTACCCTGCTCTGTAGTAACAGTAGAACTATCAGACAATACTATTGCTGTTTGACTATCTACCTGTGAAGATAAAACTGTCATACTGTCTACAAGAGTCTGTACTGTTGCTGACTCTACTGCTACTGCCTGCGACATAGCAGTTTGTGTTTCTATTGCTTGGGCTAAAGACTGTTGAACTGTTTCTACGTTAGATATCGTTGCTGTAGCACTATCTACTACTTCCTGAGCTTGAATAATAGAGGACTGAGCCTGTGTAATAGTAGCTGTGATGGTCTCTGTGGGGTTTGTAATCGCTGTTGCATTAGATTCTACTTGTACTGTTGAGCTTTGTGCTTCCGATATTTCCGTTTCAGCCTCCTGAATAATAAGAGTTGAATCAGGAGTAATAGTTACAGTTGCAGTATCGCTATTTGAGACCTGCTCTGTAGCAGCATCCTCAGCGTGTGCATACGGTGAAGCAATAAAAAACCAGCCTATGATAAACAGGCTGGACAACAAAAACTGGATCTTTCTAGTCAATTGACTCTCCTATATAAGCATAAATTATTTATACTATATAGGAATTATAACAGATTATTCTTAATAAATTAAATTAGTTACTTAGGATTATCTGTTTTATAAAAGCCATTGCCCTTAAACTGTATGCCAAACGGTGTGAAATGTCTAGTCATGCTTGAGTCACATTCCTCACAAATATAGCCTGGGTCTTGTTCTGTGATTGATCTAGTTACAGTAAGTGTTGCATGAGATTCATCTTCCGCACACTTGTATTCGTATACTGGCATTACTTGCCGCTCTTCTTCCTCGCTTTTGCTAAGGCATCAAAGTCTTTAACCTTAGTATCTCCCATATATCCCCAAGCATGTCCGTCTTGAATCATTTTTTCATTCAGAGAAACGGTTGCTCCATCAAGGAATACCCAACCTAAAATTCTTCCATACTTCTCAGAGCTATCCATCTTCTCTGTTTTAATTACAACAGTTTTAGCAGAATCAATCTCATGCTTTAAATAAGCCTTTGCTTCAAGACCTAAAGCCTTTTCCATTTTGTCTGCTGTTCTGCTTTCTGGTGTATCGATACCAGCTAGTCTTACCCTTGAGCTAAATGAGATATCAAATCCAAGATCAATTTCTACATCGATTGTATCTCCGTCCACAACCTTTGTAACCTTCTTAACATAATACTCGAACATGATTCTCCTTAATAATAAAGAGCAGTTTCGGGACTTGCTCAGGTCCATCCTTCGGGTAGCGACCCGAATAGTCTGCGACTCCCCAGTGACGGGGTGCAGATCTCTATTATACTATTTCTTTCTTTCTTTTACGTGAAGATGGTGCAAAGACCTTCTCTTCTGGAGTAAACGAGTCCATAATTTCAAACTTCTTAGGCTTTGCCTCTTCTGGCACATCCCTAATTACGAGTACACGAAGCACTCCATTTTCCATTGTGACTCCTGCTACAATCATATATTCAGATAGAGAGAATGTTCTAGTAAAGTCTCTTGCCCCAATTCCCTTATGAATATACTTATTGGAATCTTCTCCCGATGAACCCTTAATTGTTAGAACATTGTTTTCTTGTTCAACAGAGACTTCTTCTTTCTTGAATCCCGCCAAAGCGAGTTCAATCATATAAGTATCTTCTCCTACCTCTACCAAATTATATGGCGGATAGTTTGTAGAATTGTGCATTACCTTTTCGAGATCTTTAAAGTGGCGATCCCAACCAATAAAAAATGGATCTTTAAAAAGATCCAGTGTAAATGTGTTAACCATGTTATTCCTCCTTCAAGCGAATAAATTAATATACGGGCCTCCTATTGGACGACCCGTATATTATTATAGCAAATGCTATTTTATATGTCTACTTCTTCTTTGTTGGCGCTACTGGCTTTTCTGATGCTGGCTTTGCTGGCTTAGCTGCTGCCTTCTTAACTGCTGCTGGCTTTGGCTTTACTGCCTGACCAAATGCTGGGCGACCAAATCCTACAATGAATACTAGCTGGCTCTTGCGAAGCTTTGAACCATTCTTCTTCTTGTAAGCACGATTCTTAAGACATGCTTGTCCGCCATTTCGCTGATCTCCCTTTTTATCTGGGCTAGTATTTCCTTCTGCAACATCAACTGTTCCGTCTGCATTGACTGCAGTAACAATTCCTACGTGAGAAATTCTATCGACGCCATCATTTGGGAAATCAAAATAACAGATATCTCCAACTGCTGGTGTTGCTGTTTCTACTGGTTGCCATGTTCCTGCTTTAATAAATGCTTGTGCTCCTGCTGGAGTATAGACTGTGTTTGGCATCTTAACTCCTGCTTCATTAGCACACCAGTTAACAAAGCTTCCGCACCATGGCTGGAAGTTTGCCTTTGTGAATGCTCCATATTTTGTTTCGTTATCTTTTGGACCTTCAATGTATCCAATTTCGGCAAGTGCTACTTCTACTAGTCTTGCTGCTGAACCTTGTACTGCTGCCATTTATTTATCTCCTTTTAAGATTGATTTAGTAATTTTCTTTGCATCCGCTTCAGATGCATATAATGCTCTCATGTGAGCTGCTGCTCTTGATTTACTTGGATGGCATCCAACTAATTCATCTGTTCCTTCTTTTACAACTGCAAAACCTTTACACCCAGAAAGGCCTTGTCTAATTTGCCATGGCATTTAATACCACCTTATTTTCTTGCATACTTTTATTATACCATTTCTTTATTTGAGCGGATGATGAGAATCGAACTCACCCCTTCTGCTTGGAAGGCAGAGGCACTACCAATATGCAACATCCGCATGTTTACTACGTGCCCCTAAAGAGATTCGAACTCCTGGCCTAACGGGTAGAAACCGTCCGCTCTTCCGCTGAGCTATAAGGGCTAAACTTTATTCTTCAAATTCAATTAAGCCTTGTTGTTTTGCAATTTCTTTGCCCTCTGGAGTTAATTCAATTTCTGCTTCTAGATCCTCATTATAAGAAACTGTAAGCAAACCTATTTCAAACAAATCTAAGAGAACATCGTCAACATGATCTTGATGTGCCTCCCATAGTTCTGGAGCAACTTCTTTAGCTTTTTCTGTCACCTTAAATATAAACTCACCACTTTCGTCAATGCCTGACATTTCTACGGCACCAATTTCAATATAGTGGTCTAAAGTTTCATCTGGATCCATTGTCAACCTTTCTGTAGGGCGGGTGGGACTTGAACCCACACCTTCCAATTTATGAGATTGAAGCTACTAACCAATTAAGCTACCGCCCCTTAATAAAGTAATTCTATCATTATAGTTAGGAATTAGCAAGACCCAAATATTTTAATGCTGATTTAATAACTTTTGGATCATCATTTAAAAGGCCTATAGCAGTATTGCAATTACTACATAATACTCCACGAATACAATTCCCGCAAGAGTAACTATCATTATTGCAGCAATTATGGTCATGATCTATATGAATAGCTTCTCTATCTTTGCATATCCAACACTTACCATTGTATTTGTCAAGCATTTTATCGTAATTCTTTTTTGTTGTATGGTGTCTTTGAAACCTTCTTGGGTCATACCCAAGTTTTTCTATGTCTATATTTCTTTTTTTTCTTCTATACTCATTTGCTGAAAGTCTGCATGGGTCACATGGAGTTTCTTTATCTCTAATATGAGTACTATATCCTGAATATGTTCCACAATTTGCCATGATATAATTATATCATAACTAATGTCTCATAACAAATTATAACGTGCCGTCTTCGTTTTTGTCAATAGTCGCTTCTACTATTCCCTGAACATATTCAGAAAAATGTTTTCTCACGCTTCCATGTGGTCTTACTCCAAGTGCTATCCACAATCTCTTATATTCTATTACATTTGAAAAGGTTGTAGGGCAAAGTAATATGCCATTGTATTCTTTTAATACGGTTGGCAGAGGAACATGCTTACCACAACACTTGCATTCCTTAGCTTGATCTTGATATATACTCATAGTATCTGCATGCTTTCTATTGATTCCTTTAAATGATCTGGCATCCTGGGCGCCCTTATCATATTTTGTACAAACTCTTCTTCTTTACCATCCGACTCTAAATCATTATCCTCAATCATGGATTCATATGTATGGATATTTATATCTCCTGATACACTGGCCCTAGTTCTACTAATTGAATTAAATATAGAACCACAAACAGCATCAGCTAAGTCCTTAGAACCTTTTCTTGGGTGGTCAACTCTATCACGCATAATTTTTAACTGCAGAAGTTCATCAATGAGCAGGGGAATATGAGGACCATTTAATCTTTCTTCTAGCACAACCATGGCCATATCATCGTAATGCTTTTTAGCTACTGATAAAATTTCTGTGTTTATCCCATAAGCTTTTAGTTGCTGCATCATATCGTGTGAATTCCATCGGTCAAATGTGCAGACGCTAATGTTGAATCCACGAGTCCTTAAAGAAAGAATATAATCTTTAACCTCAGTAAAGTCTACAGATTTATCTGGAGTTGGAGTCCAATATCTAACAGCGTCAACTGTGACAATTGGTGCTGGCTGAGAATATTCATTTGTAACCTTAACATTTACCCATCTATCTACATGTGCCATAGCAACTGCACAATGGTCATGCTTTTGAGCTAAGTCAACGTGAACAAAATACTTTTTATCTGGATCTGGCTTAAACCATTCTTCCAGTCTTCCAAACTTATCTACTGCCAGCCCAGTATTATTAAATGCCTTCTCAA